ATTGTCTGGTCGTTCAACTAAAGTTGTTGCGATTGCTAATGCAACATCATTTACATTAGAGTCTGCACACTTAACTGGTGCTACTGCTGTTTCAGGAACACGCCGTTGGGAATTCTTTAGTGAGTTTGATTCCGCACCAGGAACATCTACAGCCGGTTCGGCCGCAGGCGCATCTGGCGATGAATTGCACGTTGTTGTTCAAGACAGAACAGGCGAGATTACTGGTACAGCAAATACAGTTTTAGAGAAATTTGGTTATCTTTCTAAAGGTTCTAATGCTAAAGCAGATACTGGTGGTAGCAATTACTACAAAGATATAGTTAATGATCGTTCTAACTATGTTTGGTGGGCTGCCCACGATAATGCTGGCTCTAATTGGGGTAACACATTGTCTGGCACAACTTACACATCAGTAACGACACCTAAAACATATTCTTTAGCTGGTGGTTCCGATGGTAATGCAGTCACAGATGGCGATAGATCAACATCTTATGTTTTGCTTTCAAACAAACAAGAAGTTCCAACATCTATTATTGTAGCTGGTCAAGCAACTGCTACAGTAGTAAATAGAATTATTGCTGATGTTGCTGAAGTTAGAAAAGACGCTGTTGTTTGTGTTTCTCCATTGAGAGCAAACGTTGTTAACAATGCTGGTTCTGAAGCATCTGCTATCAGCACATGGGCAGATACAGTTTCACGTTCAACATACGCAGTTGCAGACAGCGGTTGGAAATATCAGTACGACAAATACAATGACACATATGTTTATGTTCCATTGAATGCTGACACAGCAGGTTGCATGGCACGTAACGATTTAAATCGTGAACCATGGTTATCTCCAGCTGGTTTTCAAAATGGTCGTATTCAAAACTTAGTTCGTTTGGCATACAATCCAACGCAAGCTGACAGAGACACATTGTACAAGGCAGCCATCAATCCAATTATCACACAAATTGGTCGTGGTACAGTATTGTTTGGTGACAAAACATTTACATTGAAAAACACTTCAATGAATCGTGTTAACGTTCGTAGATTGTTTATTGAATTACAAAAGACAATTGGCCAAGCCGCAGACAATGTATTGTTTGACCAAAACGATGCAATAACAAGAAGTGGTTTCGTAAGTCTAGTTGTTCCTTACTTGAGAAGCGTTCAGTCTAGAAGAGGTATTACAGCATTCAGAGTTGTTTGTGACGAAACAAACAATCCAGAAGATGTAGTAAATGCCAATGAATTTGTTTGCGATATTTTCGTACAACCAATTCGTTCTGTCAACTTCATTCAACTTAACTTTGTCTCTGTAAGAGGTACCGCTACATTTGCTGAAATTGCCGCATAAATACTAGAGAATACATAAGGAGAATTATATGGCAATTACAACAATTCAGAATTTGAAGGACGTTCTTAATACGGGCGCCCGTTCAAATTTGTTTAGAGTTACTTTATCTGGACTAACTACAGATTTGAATACAAATTTTAGCTACTTGTGCAAAGCCGCTCAACTTCCAGGCTCCACAGTAGGTATCATTGAAGTTCCATTTGCAGCCGGTAGACGATTCAAAGCGGCTGGAGACAGAACATTTGCTGACTGGACAACAACAGTCATCAATGATTCTAATCACACAATCAGAGAAGCGTTAGAGGATTTACAAAAAGAATACGGTACTACAGACTACAACTCAACAACATCTAAAACATTAACTGGAGGAGATGCACAAGACTTCTCCGGTATTTTAGTTGAACAGCTTAATCAGGCGGGTGATGCAATTTATTCATACACGCTATTTAACTGTTGGCCTAGTGATATCAGTACTATCGACTTATCGTATGACTCTACGGACACGCTTGAAGAGTTTACTGTAACTTGGTCTTACGACTACTTTACATTCAAATAAGGAATAGAAAATGGCAACTGACACATTTTTCAATATTAACACATTTAGACAAAAATTAAATGGTGGTTCAAAAGCAAATCTTTTCAGAATTGAAATACTACCAGATGTGGTAGGAGGCATTGACGGTGTTGACTTAACCGATCTTACCATTCTATGTAAGTCTGGTGCAATCCCAGCATTTACATTAGGTATCATTGAAGTTCCATTCAGAGGAAGACGAATCAAGATTCCCGGTGACAGAACATATGCAGATTGGACAGCAACATTTGTTAATGATGATTCACAAAACATTCGTAAGTCTTTTGACAATTGGATGAACAACATCATTGATGTTGATGGTGAGAATTCATTAAGAGATGGCACAGCGTCATATCGTTGCAAGATTATTGTTAGTCAGTTAAGACCAGATGGTACTACTGCTAGAGTGTATGAATTGTACGATGCATTCCCAACTGATGTTTCTGCTATTGATTTGTCTTACGACACTACAGATGCAGTTCAAGAATTTACTGTTACTTTCCAATATCACTATTTGGATGTTGGTGCTACTTCGGAGACTGGTATCGATGCTCCAAGTCCGGCCGCTGGAACATCAAGTGTTAAAGCATAAAAAGACTTAAATAATGAATTTTACGCAACATAAATAATTGCGTAATAGTTGTCAATAATGGGGGCTATTACGCCCCCATTTCTTTTTAGAGAGACTCAAATATGGCGATAAAACTTTTTGGATATAAAATTGGTAAGGATGATGTTGAAGCAGAACAGTTAAAATCGTTTGTCACACCTACCGATGATGATGCGGCAGTATCTATTTCAGGTGGTGGTGTATACGGTACATACATGGACCTTGAAGGGCAGATTAGAAGCGATGCCGATTTAATTAAAAAATATCGTGAGATGGCACTTCAACCAGAATGCGATGCCGCAATTGAAGACATTGTTAACGAAGCATTAGTCTTTGAAGATGGTGATTATCCAGTTCAAATCATTTTAGATAAACTCCAGCAACCCGAATCAATCAAGAAAAAGATTCGTGATGAATTCTATTATATAATGAAACTACTTGACTTCAATAATCAAGGCTACGACATTTTCCGTAGATGGTATGTTGATGGGCGATTGTACTATCACATGTTGATTGACGATAAGAATCCTAGACAAGGATTAAAAGAAGTTCGTTACATTGACCCACGTAAAATTCGTAAAGTACGTGAAGACAAAAAACAACCTAATAATCCAGGAATAGCAAACACAACACAAAAATTCCATGAATATTTTATCTATTCAGATAAAGGTTTTTCTAGAGATGGCGCACAAGGCATTAAGATTGCAGTAGATGCAATTTGTTATGCAAACTCTGGCATCTCAGACAAAGATGGTAAGATTATTGTTTCACATCTACACAAAGCAATCAAACCACTCAATCAATTACGTATGCTTGAAGATGCGACAGTTATCTATCGTATCTCCCGTGCGCCTGAACGTAGAATCTTTTACATTGACGTAGGTAACTTGCCTAAGATGAAGGCTGAACAGTACTTGCGTGAAATCATGCAGAAATACAAAAATAAATTAGTGTATGATGCAAACACTGGTGAGATTCGTGATGACAGACGTTATCAAACAATGCTTGAAGACTTTTGGTTGCCACGTAGAGAAGGTGGTAAAGGCACAGAGATTACTACATTATCAGGTGGACAGAATCTTGGCGAGATTGATGACGTATTGTACTTTCAAAAGAAAATGTTCAAGTCATTGAATGTTCCAGTTTCACGTTTAGAATCTGACAGCGGATTCTCTTTAGGGCGTGCTTCTGAAATTACTAGAGATGAATTGAAGTTTGGTAAGTTCATTTCACGTTTGCGTTTAAGATTCTCTATTCTATTTGATAAGATGCTTGAGACACAGCTTCTTCTTAAAGGTGTTTGTACCCGTAAAGAATGGGATCAAATGAAAGAAGAAATTAGCTATGATTATCAATCAGACGCACACTTTGCAGAATTAAAGAACACAGAAATTATGAAAGAACGTTTATCTATTCTTTCAGACATTGATGGTTATGTCGGAAAATACTTCTCCGTAAATTATATCAGAACAAACATTCTACATCAGAGTGAAGATGATATTAAGCAAATGGATGAAGAGATGGAAGAAGACAAGGCAAATATGGAAGAAGAAGGCATATCTCCAGAAGACTTGCCACCTCCTCCACCGCCTACACCACCGCCACAACAACTTGTTGTGAGTGTGAAAAAAGAAGAAGCCGCAAGAGAAATTGATGATGCGGATCAAAAAGAATTAGCTAAATCTATGACTGCATTTTTTGGCACATTAGTTGAAGAGGCTAAAGGTGACAAAGAAGGAAACTAATCTTAGCACTACTCTCAGCGAAGCGGTTTCTGTTGCAACGTCTGTAGCATATACAAGACAAGAGATACAAAAACTCAAAACAGAGTTAGTATCTCTTTTAGAAAAGAAAACAACAGAATTAATCGTTGAACAAGTTCCTGGTCCTGTTGGTCCACGTGGATCTCTTGGCGCAACTGGCGCACAAGGTTCTAAGGGTGACAAAGGCGATAAGGGAGATGCGGGCGAGCGTGGAGAAAAAGGTGAAGTTGGTCCCCAAGGAAACATGGGGCATGATGGACCACGTGGATTAAAAGGTGATAAGGGAGACAAAGGCGAACAGGGTGATGTTGGTCCTCAAGGCGAACAAGGCATACAGGGTATTACTGGTGATCGTGGCGACAAAGGCGAGAAAGGTGATAGGGGTGCAGATGGAAAAAATGGTCTGGACGGAAGAGATGGACAAACAGGCGCAGTTGGTCCCGTTGGATCAATTGGACCGCAAGGTGTTCAAGGTGAGCGAGGTCTTAAAGGTGACAAAGGCGAACGAGGGCAAGACGGACAGCAAGGACTCGCAGGATCAACAGGACCAAAAGGTGAAATTGGACCACAGGGCGTTCAGGGTCTTCCAGGTAAAGATGGTAAAGACGGAGACATAAAACCCGTTGAAGAAAAGTTTCAAAAGTTTATTGATAATGTTCAGAAAGATGTTAGCGCATTTAAAACAAGAGTCAATGCAGTAATTATTAAATCTGGTGGACAGCACGGAGGTTCAACTGGTTCTGGTGAAGTCAATTTAAGATACTTGGATGACGTTGATAGAGATAGCATTACTGATGGATATGTTTTATCTTACGATCAAGCATCACAGAAGTTTGTATTCGTTGCAGGTGGTGGTGGCGGCACTATAGATACCGTAGCAAGAACAAGATCAACATCCGCTTGGTACACCGCAAACTTAGCATACACACAAGCCAATAGCGCATTCTCTACCTCCAATAATTCATATACACAAGCAAATTCTGCACTTAGCATTGCACAGTCAGCATTTGCTCAAGCCAACACCGGTGGTGCCGCTGGCACAGATAATCTTGCACGTTCTATTGCAAATAGTTCATTTTCTACAGCAAACTCAGCACTTAGCATTGCACAATCTGCATTCGCACAAGCTAATACAGGCGGAGGTGGAGGTGCAACAGAATCATTAAATGTTCAATTTGACAATACTACCGGTGTTGCATATAAAGTTGTTGCTTTAAATGTTTCAGCAAATACTGTTTTGGCTTCAGCATTAGATATAGCACAAGTAGATAAAGTTTTAGGAGTTTTGGATGTTTCGGGAGAGACAGTAACTTTTGGTTCAATAACTAATGTATCATGGACTTGGACGCCAGAACAATCTTTATATCTTGGAAGTAATGGTGATATTGTGGCAACATCAACAATCAATGGTGCGGCATTTTCTATCAAAATTGGATACGCTATATCGGCAACAAAAGCATTTATAAAAATCGGAACACCAATCGTATTATAAATAAGTAAAAATTAAGGAGAATTTTATGGCAAACGCATTGTACCCAAAAGCAAAAGAATCATTTATTAATGCTCATATCAACATGAGTGCAAATACGATTACTATTGCGCTTGTTGACACTGGAGTATACACTTACAGCACATCACATCAATATCGTAGTGATGTTTCAAATAGTGCTGTAATAGCAAGTACAACATTATCAAATAAAACTGTTACCAATGGAGTTTTTGACGCAGATGATGCAACATTCACATCCGTTACTGGTGCAAATTGTGAAGCATTATTGATATTTCAAGATACAGGAGTACAATCTACTTCTAGATTGATTGCTTATGTTGATAGTGCAACTGGTTTGCCAATTCTTCCTAACGGCGGTGACATTACAGTCGTATTCTCTTCTGGCGCAAGTAAAATATTTGCACTTTAAAATAATTAATTAAAGAATAGAGAGACTTGATTATGAATCAAGTGATCGTCTTAGATGTTGCATTATCGGAATTTGCCAGTACACTTTTATCAGCACTTCAAGACACACCGATAATACAATTCATAGACACCAACGATAGGGCAATTGACTCTACGGTGGAGATTCCGAACACGCATAATGTATACGTGAATGTTAGACAGAATTTATATCTTTCTGATAATTTATTTGGTATTGAAAACGCAGAAATTCAAGTATATCAGTCAAATACAATTCAGGAATTAACTGATGCCTTTGACCGTTCTATTGCAAGTGGACTTTCTTTTGGCGTAAACAATTTATTTGTTCAAATACATCCAGACTCAGGCGAATCTACACTTGCATTTGGTTCATCACAATTAAATACAATAATTTATGCACAAAGCGTAGAATCTACATTAGCATTTGGTTCTGAGAATTTAAACTTTACTGTAACTGTAAATTCTGTAAATTCCGAATTAAATTTCGGCACCCTTTCTATTGTGCCGTTGATTGCACCACAGTCTGTTACAATACAGAATAGTTTTGGAACTCCTAAATTAAATTCTATATTATATCCCAATTCATATGAATCTGCTCTTGCATTTGGCACACCGCAGATCAATATGGAAATTGAAGATGTTCCATTCCCATCAATTGCATCTACTTTAGTAATACCAAATCCGACTATTAAACGATTCCTGAGTCCATTAAGTATAGCAACAACCGTTAATTTTGGTACAGCTGGATTCATAGACAATATTCATAGATTGCTTGTCTTTAAAGATGACAACATCTCTAAGATTGGTGAAAACGATGCTACAGTTATAGCTGGTGGTATTAGAGTTAATCCATCAAGCGCAATTTCAGAGACTGCAACATCAGGAAGTGCGGCTTTACCGAACAATCCAGTCGGATTTATTTCAGTTAATATTGGCGGAACCGACTATTTGATGCCATATTACAATGCTTAAAAACGGTATTGTATAAATAAGTTACAAACAAAAAGGAAATATAATATGGAAAATGTACAGACAGCAATTCAACACGCATATGATGCTAGACCGGCTGAGTTTAAAAACTCAATTCTTGACGCACTAAACGACAAGATACAAGATCATATTGAAGTTAAAAGAATGGAATTGGCAGGGTCTATTTTTAGAGATAGCGAAGAAGAAGTCGCATCTAGTGAAGAGGAATTTCAATCCAGTTCAGAAGGAAATGTAGATGAAGAACTTTAAAAGTTTTATCCAGTTGGATGAAATAGAAAGAGTAAAGTACAAAGATGCTATTGCCAATAAAATGGCAGCCGTGTCATATCTTGCTCAAACTAAAGACCCTGGAGATTTAGAAAAAGTCGGACCTGAAGAAGTTGGACCACATGATACAAAGAGTGGTTCTGGCAAACGTCCAGCCGACAGACTTGATAACAAGCAACCATTCGGTGAAGCTGAAAGTCATCAGTCTAAGACTACAATGAAGCACATCAACAATCCTAACGCAGCCGAAAAGAAAGCCGCTAAAGATATCAAACCGGGCATTCCAGGTATTCGAGATAGATTAGCAATGCTTCAAGCCGCAAAAAATCGTGGTGCTTTAAAAAATGAAGACGTTGATTTACTTTCCAATCTTTACGATCAGTTAGATGAAAGCAATCAAGAAATCTTTTTGAATCAGTTGGAAGAAGATGCTGAAGTACTTTTAGCATTTGCGAAAACTATAGCGAAAGAATAAAATGGCAGATACCGTAACCTCACAAACATTAAAAGACCATGCATCAGCATGGGCAGTTAAGTTAACAAACATTTCTGATGGCACTGGTGAAACTAACATAACTAAAGTTAATGCAAATACTTTGATTGCATCTGATGGTAATGGAAGCACACGCCTGTCAATTACAAAATTGTTTTGGAATGTATCAAAAGGAACTTCATCCACTATGGATCCTAGAGTTACTTTATTTTGGGCTAACTCAGTTGGCGGTGGTGCAAATACAACTATTGCAACTTTAAGTGGTTCTGGTGTTGTAGATTTAACAACAGGTCTACAGGCACCATTCACAAACAATGCGCCAAACACAGCAGGTAACATTCTATTGTCTACTACTGGATTTACTGCTAATGCCGCATACACATTAGTTCTTGAAGGTAAGAAGACTGCTGGATATTCTAGTCGT